AGTCTCGGCACCCTTCTTCTCAGCTTCTTCCAGCAGCTTCGCAATTTCTGCGTCCAGCTTCTGAACTTGCTTGACCGGAACGGCGAGCTGCGCAGCTTGTGCTGCTTGTTCTTCCGGCGAAGGCTCTTTTTCTTGCAGAGATTTCAGAGCTTGCAGAACTTCCGATTTGACCGGGGAGCCTGAGTGCTCGAATACAGCGCGGATAATCGGCATTGATGCTGGAGAGTCCGGCCCGATGACCGATAGCAGATTGACCATGAAACCCTGTTCGATCTCGCGCGCCATCATGCCCAGCGTGCCGCGTACGCGGAACTTGTAGTCGACAGGATAGCGTCTGGAGTCGTACTGCATCTTGAGATGCGTCACTCGGCGGATCAGACGATTCATCATGTCCTCGATGTTAAACATCGTGCGCTTAGAGCGTTTAATAAACGAAGACGCGGCCAGAGCCGATCCTGTAGCGGTTTCGTCGCGGACACCGCCTCGCAAGCCTGCTGTGTCTAATGCACCAGTCGCTTGCTGGCCCATGCGCTCCAATTCCTGCATATGTGCATAGGAATTTTGGTCTGGGCCGGATATCTTGAATTCTTGGATAACTTCTGCTGGATTGCCCCGCGTGCCCCAAGCTTTGCCGGGCCATGCGTTCATGTTGCTGCCCGGAGGCATGCGCGTTAGGTCGAATGCAAACATCGGATGGTTAGCCCATGCCAAACCGTCAATACGTCCGCGCATCTCAGCGTCTTGTGCTCGCTGTACATTCGCACCTTTCTCAGCTACTCCGCGGCCATAAAATCGACCGGGGACAAGCTCGTGCTGGTAGGCTACCATCAGCCGTTCGCCAGTAATTAACGGGTTCTCGATAGCACGTAGCAAATGCGTCTCGTTTGCGAGCGTCGCAATTACTTCTACCATGTCGTTTGGCATCTCATTTAGAACCTTGTCGTCTAATTGTACGCCATTATTTTCGGCCTCCAGCGCCGCCATTAATCGGCGGGGAATTAGGCCGTAGTATTCGGTGATGTAAGCAGCTTCGCCCTTATCCTTGCGCTGACCTTCTTCCGTGTCGCCCCGGTTAACGTTCAGAGTCTTAGCTCGGAACGCGCCGATCTTCACGTCGTTGTAGTATTGCCCTTCCATCTGCTTGCGCTCAAGCGTAGGCAGAGGCATTAGGAATTCATGCGCGCAGCCTACCATGTCGTCGATGTCAGCTACAGCGGGATCAGCGACGAAGTTACCCGGCTCGATGGCGACAGGCTTGATTCGTACAATCTCTTCTTCAGCTACCCGGAGGTTGCCCTCAGAGTCGCGCTCTGGCGTCTTAACCTTCTTCGTGTTTATCTGGATTTTCAGGATACCGTTGCCGTACAAGCAGCCGTTCAGGACTGCTTTGGCAAATTCGTTGACGAATCCCTCGTCCTTCAGATCATTAACGAGCCGGACGCGGACTACGTCCATATCGGAGGTGTCTTCGTCTTCTACGTCGTCCGGCAGATCTACGAAGTATTCGCGCCCCATGACAGATTCAATAATTTCGGCAGTCGTAAGGTCTATAGACATACTTGTAAGCGGAGAGATTAGCTTAGACCGTTCTGTCTTGTAGCTCTTGTGCTGGGGCATCCAGAAACCACGCCATTTGGCGTAATACTCGTCCCACAGCCGCTCAAAATCGCCGTCTCTTAGTTTGCGCCACGGCTCTATCTTGCCCATAATTTCTGAAACAATTGCGCCGCGGGCACCGCCCTGCACGTCACGGGAATCTTCTCCCCCTGCTATCTCTCGCTCTCGTACAATGTGTCGGTTAGCCATTCATCAATACCCTGCTCGTGCATCTTGCGGCTGAAACTTAGTTGCCGCCTCAACACTGGAAATGTCAAAGTTAGTAAGCGTCTCGGGAACTAGCTGGTCTATGTACGCCAAGGCGTCTATCAAATCGTCGTGAACGTATTTAGAAGGAAACGAAACGGCTTGATCAATTAACTCGGCGTTCCACGCCCCCTTAAGTAAGCTCAAAGAACCCTTTTGTGCCCGGCCCTGCAGTGCCCACTGGACCCGATCGTACTTTTTCTGATTGCCGTGTGTTAGGGGTTTAATTTCAAACCAGCGGTTATACTGCGCCATGTACTCCCGCATGTACGGCTCCACCGCGTTCATTAGCGCGCCACGCTCGATACCGATAATGGGTATCTGGTGATCCTTGGCGGCCTTGACAATGCGGAAGGCAGTCTCCCTGACTCCCCACTGGCCGTGCTGGATGTCGACAACATACCAATGCCCGTGCAGATTGACCTTCACAATCGCTATAGCCGTACTATCTAACTTCCGCTTCTCGTTTTTGCGATCGGGGTCGGAAGCAAAGCCTGCTAGATCGACTGCTAAGAAGGTATCGTACGTGGCGTCCGGTATCATGTTGACTATGTTAAAGTCGTCTTGATTGAAAATTTGCCCGCTAGACGCGACGAATTTGGCAGCAATTTCCTGCTCGTACAGATCCTCCGAGCCGTTCGTATACTCGCGGATCATGCCCTTTAATTCGTCGGGGTCTATGAGAGAATTATCCTCAGAGGAGTAGTTAAACACAGCCCACGGACTTTCGTCGCCTACGTCCTCGATATCTGCAAGCGCACGCTCGATAAGCTCGTAGAAGTGATTACGACCTTTCGGAGTACCGATAAATAGGGCCGACCCCTTAACATCTATGAGTGCAGGGCGGATAATCTCCGGCCACACTCGGGGCGGCATATCAGCGTACTCGTCGAGTACGGCGTAGCGAAGTTTCATGCCCCGAGCAGCGTCAGGATCGTCCATACCCAATAGTCGGATACGACAACCGCCAAGCTCCTGCGGCAGCTCGATCATAGACGTCTTTTCAAGAATGCGGAGTTTTAGCCCCGTCGCTTCCTCAATCTCGTAGGAAAACTGCAAGAAATACGGCCACGCATTACGACGGGCCTGCTCGCGGTCGATGCCCACATAAATGACTTCCGAAGAAGAGTTAAGCTCTACTCCGGCTGCATTAACTTGGGCAAGCGCCTCCTCGAAGCAGCGTATAACGGAAAACACAGTTTTTCCAAACCGTCGTCCTGCTGCCACGATTTTAAAACGGGCAGGATGCTTATGGATTTCCGTCTGCGCCGGGTGCAGATTAAACTGAACTGTTGCCACTGCACCCTCCGCTAGTGGTTATGCTGCTTGCGTAGTCCCAATATCAGTACGATACTCGTGAGGGATCGCAATCATGAGTTCCGCGGCTGTGTTCCTCCCCTAGTCTGATACGGGAGCGTGCGATCTCCTGTATAGATCCGAGAGACGATACTTTAACATCATCGTCAATAGGCGTGCAGGGAGGCACCGCCTTGCTGTTTTCGGCGTCAGTTGATTGATTGGCGCTATTAGCAGACATTACTTAGTGCCTTCTTTCGAGCCTTTCTTGTCACCGCCGGTTGTGTTGCCCGGTACGCCGTCTTTTGTCAGAGCTTCCCAACCTTTGTTGTGCAGGGAACGAGTTCCCTCGCCGCCCTGATCTTCGTCGGTTGTCTGACGTGCTTTAATGTCACTCATTGTTTTATTCCTCTATAACCTCTGCCGTAGAGTCCACTATAGCTTGGACGGGGACTGTGGCATTGGGATTGGTCTGGATGATAATTTGTAATCGTTTGTCTGTCTTCTCTGCTTCTTCTGCCTCTTTAATAGGCATAGCAGGCATAACTCTGTCTAACAGGAGCTTCATCGCTGACAGGGAGTCTTTATCTTCCCCCTCCAACGCGATCCCGAGAACGCGATCGATGCCCGAAAGCAGTTTTTCGGCTTGCGCCGGATTTGCGACATAATCGCGGAGTGCTGCTTCGAGCATCAAACGCTCGTGGGTGATGTAATTCTTCAGCCCTTTAGCTTTCCCTGCGGGATTGCCAGATTGCCCCGGAACAAATCGCCCCTTCTCGTCGCGTTGGACTAGCGACTTCCCCCCGTTAAACTCGGTCATTTTTTACAGTTCGTCAAATACGTTAGCTTTTGGTTTTAAAACAACGCCTTTCATTAGGGGATTGCCAGCCAATTGCGTAGACGCATCTGAGCCTTCGACGTTAAAAGTTGTTATAGTTACCGTGTTAGCGGCAGACACGTATCCCTGAATTAGTTGCGGACCTAGATCAGCTGCAACGCCAACAAGGACTATATCGCCTACTTCAGCGCCTGCTACAGAAATGTCACACTGTCCCGCTACTTGCGCGGCAAGAGAGTCGTCATCTATGTTAGCTTGAAACGGAATTATATCAAAAAGACCTTGAAATTGTTTCGGACCTTTTACGCCGGCACTGTTATTAGTGTCGGTTATTGCTGTAATGTTTGTAGCCATTGTGGTTTACCTTTGCTTGAGTTTTAGTTTTATGCTAGTTTTCGTCTCCAGACATCTCGCCGTCTGTGCGGCCGTCTGGTTCCTCATCTACGGTACCCGGAGCTGGATCGTTAGCCACGGGTTGTAAGTTGAGTTCTTTTGCCGCGCTAAAGTAAGCACGTACGACATCGTCTACATAAAGCAGCCCGTCAGCGGTTACTCGGCGCGTGGCCGTGCGGCCATTTTCGCTAATTTGTAATACAATCTTCATGTATATCTCCCTAACTCTGTTATCTGCGTCCTAAAAGGGGGCAAGCAAGGAATCGTCGGAATCTACTGACTTGCTT